CGTAGCGCATGGTTAGATGGTCGTCAAAACGCCCCGAAAAATAATTTTAAAATAAATCAAAAAGGTGTTGACTTGTACTAAGCGTAACGCTTAGCTCTATCACGTCAGAATCAAGGATCTCACTGCTCTGCGTGATGCGATGACCGCCGCGACGGCAGCCGGTGCAAAAACCTGTTCGGTACGTTCCTCCGTTTTGGCGAAAATAGACTGATCATGCGTGCGATTGAGTCGTGGATTGAAACAAACCCGGTTCCAGATCAGCTGGTTAGCGCCGTAAGCTTGTCAACCGAGCGGGGTTTTTTGCGCGTTGCTGTCAGACTTTCTCAACCTTGTGGAAGTCAGTTGACTTGATCGGACAAAGAACGGACCAGGCATAGAGTCCGAGCAGCGCGCCCGCCACCCTGGACGAAATCCACAGCGCACCGAACCAGAAACCTGAGATGTCAATCATTCCGGCTGCTCGTCCAAGAAGCTCACCGAAGATCGAAGTCAATGCGACGCAGAAGAGTAGATCACTGATGATCTTGGTTTTGGTTCTTTTCACAGCTTGTCGATGATGTCTTGCAGTTGTTCCTGTTCACTGTCTTGCTCAGCGAGATCTTTTTCCCACTGAGACTTATTTATCAGGCTGCGGATTTGGTGCTCAACAAGCATGGCCAGGGTATTGGGTTCGATGGCATCGAGTTCCCAGCTGTGAGGTCCGAACTTTTCGACGTAAGATTCTGCGCGGCTATCCGTGAGCTTCGCAGTGTTTTCTGGAAGGTTCAAACGCCGAACTTGGTCGATGTTGAGTGCGGCGCGATGGACCGCCACGTAACCATCGCTGAACAGGTTAAGGCGATCTTCGATATCGCGAGACATGTCGATTCCACTGGGGTCATGGTCTCCTAAACAAATCACATGGACAGATTTTCCCTGTACGTCTCGCTGCGATTGGAGGTACTTTGCACGTTCGTAGATGCTCGACGTCGAGGAGAAGTTGGTTAAGGATGAGCACGGAGCCGCCAGGTGAGTGGCAGCTCGAGGTCACACTTAGTTCAGGAGGAGTTCCATCGCTTTGTTTTCGACAGTCAGTCCGTAGCCGAACAGCGCGTTCTCAAACCGAGATGCGGCGATGGCTTGTTCGCCTTTAGCGCGGACGCGTTTATGGTGAGTGATCATTTCTGTGAGACCGTTCATCATGTCCGCCCGCGTCTTCCCTTCGTTGCCGATTCCGGACTTGAAGAGCGTGAACAGCTGCTCCTGCATGTCTCGGCTCTGCTTTTTGTCGCCAGGGAAGATTTCCTTGGTGAAGTCGCGAGCAGCGGTCTCGCTCATCTTCTTGCGGCTGAGCGTGGCGAAGATCTTCTCAAACTCCTGCGCGTGTTTGTCCGCGAGTCCGACGATGCGGTGGACCTGTTCGAGCTTACTGGCGTAGTTCACCGTGTGGCGAAGCGTCACCAAAGCGGGAGTCTCGTGAGTCGCGGCGGAAAGCGTGTTCATGCAAACGACGCGCGTGTTAACGAACCGCACGGAGACAGGTTTCGAACCGTCGTGCGAGAGATACACGAGGAAATACTGCTTCATCTTGTCGTTTTTCGACCCGAGGAAGTAATCTTTCTTCATGCTCGCGAGGAACCACACGATCTTGCCGCCGCGCAGAGATCCAGCGGTTTCATACGCTGCGTCTTTGCCGATTACAGGGTCGAGGATGTCCAAGCCGTCCGTATTCTGGATCGGCGTGTAGATCTGACCCACGACACCGAGAACGTCGCCGGTGTCTTCACGAACTGTCGCAAACTGACGCGCGATGGTTTTTCCGCCGACAACCTGAATGGGCATCTTCTTGACTTCCCAGTTGAGGCGGGCTTTGGCGAGGACCTCTTCAGAGGTCATGAGACCGTCAACGACGGTTCCGAGCTTGTGCCACGGCACGATGTTGTTACCGGAGGCCATGTAATCGACTGCTGATATTTCTGCGGGCATAGGATTGTTTGAGTTGATGATTAGAACTGAATAGGATCGTCTTGACCCTAGATAGGATCATGTCTACTAGATTATGTAAACAAAAAAGTGAAACTATTTTCAAGGATAGGTTTATTCACTTTTTACAACTGGGCTCTCACCACCTTGTTCTGCTTATTAGGTCGATGGCATTTCCAAAATTCATAAAACCGATTCAAGTGCGTTTTCTCACAGACTACGTGAGATCGCTCCAATTGAATGGTCTAAGTGGGCCGCTCAAGAACGCTGCGGGTGACCTTGTGAACGACGTTATGACCCGCGATAATATCGACAGGTCAGTTGCGCTGGCGCTTACGCGGAACAACGAGAAGGAGTATGACGCTGGAGCTGGCGCCGAAAAGGAAGGAGCAGGAATAGACGATCCTCTTCTAAGCACGTTAGAAAACGTCGTGAACGGAATCATGACAGGAGAGAGTTTGGCCGGAGAGCAGAAGGAGATCCAGCGGTACATTTTCAACCAGCAGGAACGCGCAGAGTTGATCAGCAACCTTTTGCTGACTAAAGACTACGGACGGTTGGTGTCGTCTCTTCGCGTGCGAGACGTCCTAGAGAAGAAACTTCTTGACGCGGCGCTTCGAGAAGATCTCAACACGTCTGAGCTCATGGCGATGATGACGATTATCGGAAGTCACACTGAGAAGTTGGAGAACCGTGTCCAAGCAGGTGCAACCAACATTTCCGACGTGATGGCACTCCTGAACAAGGCTGACTTTGCTCTTCACGTGCACGAAGATGTCATAAAGGAAAAGTTCAAAAATACGTCGTCAACAGGACGCGAGATCGTTCGTAGAATGATCCATAAATTGCAGAAGGTTGACAAAGCAGCGTCAGATAAGAAGTAGGTAGTTTATGTCATTCCTCACAGACCTAGAGCTAGACAACCAGCTTGACCTTCCAGTTTCAGCACCAACCATTTTGCTGGAGCAGCAACGCTGGGTGATTGTTGGTTCCATCAACGTGACCGCACCGATGCAAATGGTTATGCGTTTGCTGCAGCTTCAACTCGTCGAAGTCGTCAACCCGTTTACAGACGGAAGCGTAGTAGTCACGCCGAATGACCAAGGTCTCTGCGTGTTTCCTCCATCTGACATCATGCTGGATAACGCCGATTACGGTCTCGCATACCTTGGTCTCTTCAGAGGGTTCAACCCTCCGGTCACGCCAGGCTCTCAGGCTCTCCAGGAGCCTCCTCTTATCGTGGGTGGAGTAAATGCCGTTGCTCCAGCGATTGCTGTAAGAGATATGTCGCCGACCACCTACGCGACAGAAGGAATCTACTCATTTGTGCTGGTCAACAACACATTGAATCGCAAGTTAAAACTTACGGTCAACGGACAGGCCAGAATGATCCTCAATCCTTGATAAGTGTCAGACTTGTTTCTCCGTTGAGATGCGCCCTCGTGTCCATTAGGATCTCTCCTAGAAGGTTCTGTCCTACTTCTTTGCAGACTCCCCACGTGACGTCGTTCCACCAATTGGTCTCTTCAAGATAGCGCTTTCCTGTCGCTAATAGCTTCTCTTTAAGGTCAGCATTCTGCGTGAATTTGCTAAGCACGACGCCTCTCATCACCCGCTCTCTTTTACAATCCCAAATTCCTTGAGCGGATCGAGACAACTCCATTTTGCGTCCTAGCTGCTTTGCTTCACGCGCAGAAATTTTTGTGAAGACATCCCGCTGTTCGGCGTAGAATTTCGATGCCTGATACGCCGCCTCAGACGACCGGTATGACAAGCCTTCCCATTCAACGGTGCACGGAAAGAAATTGCTAAGCCATCTACAGTCTCCTACGAAACCGCAGATGCACGACGAAGAATGAAGGACTCCAGTGAAGAAGTCGTCATATTCCAGCATGATGGACCTTAAAGAGGACGCTTCAAGTGGAATAGCGCATTATTGCTGTGGGCCGGATACGCGCAGGACACAATGGTCGTAAACGCGGCATGCGACAAGAACTTCTTTGCCTGCGCGAGAAGTGGGTCTGTCTTGAACCGAGCGCGTACATCCTCTGGAAGATGAGTAACGCCGCAGAACACGCCGTAGGTGTCAACCACCTCAAAACCGACGCGCTTGACCAGTGCTAGCTTATCATCATATGTCCACTCGCGGCTGACCCCGTCTGGACCGATGTGGTTGTCGGCTGTCGAGTCTGACACGCCAGCGTTCGGTGTGCTGAAGAAGCAGGTGCCGCCCGGCTTGGTCCACTGGAACAGTTTCTCGACAAGTTCAGGAGCGCGCTCGCGTGGAAGATGCTCAAACACCTCCAAGTTTACGACGACATCAAACTGGCCCGGCCACCCTTCGCATTTCGTCGGGTCGTCATCGAGCATGTCCATCTTCACCAGGTTGATCGGGATCTGCCAGTGGGTATCTTCAGCGGGAAGCCAATTCGGCGTCGCCCTCAACTCTAGCCCCCAGTATTCGAACTTGGCTGGACAACGGTTTCTCCACAGGAATTCTGTGAGATTCATGTTGCCGCACCCGGCGTCGAGGATTGACACGCTATCCCGGCAAGTACCAGTGGTAAGTTGCTTCCAGATATATGCCCAACGGTTCACGTGTCCAAGCCAGTCGTTATGCGTTACGTAAAGGCGCCCAACGGCCTGCGCTGCATTCAACTCTGTGAGATTGCAGTCGTTGTCATTTGTTTTGCTCAGTTCGAAGAAGCGTCGATGAGAGCGCTTCTTGGTTTCGTTTTCTGGCGTTTGGATGGTTTCGTTCATGTGGTATGGACTACAGAACTCATCTGGATACGCTAATGGCTAGCGTTAGACTCGTCCTGAGCAGCTTCCCACATTTTTATGAACTTGGCTGACATAGACGGGTCTACTTCAGCACTAAATGACCTTGAAAGGTTGTTCACTTTGATCAACTCGACGACGTCTCCTAAGTCTTTATAGCGACCTGCGCTGAGCTTGAGTGAGATTAACCCTGGAAGTGTGATGAATTGGATGCCGGTGCTTTCTACTGGATTAGGATAAGGCAATGCCGTTGGACCACCCTTTGAACCTGCGATTAACAGGTCGATCTCGACTCCAGTCGCCTTATGTATCAAACGTTTTTCGTTACCTTGAACTGGTTTAAACTTGTCAGACGATAAAAGTGCTGTCCGTGCGAAGTTTAGTTCCTTGACAACTAGATCAAGATCCTGCGTAGTTCGCACGTATCCATAGTGCTGAACAGCATAACCTCCAACGATGGAGTAAGGCACGTCACGCCGAGCAAAGATAGCGGCCACCTCCTCCAGTACAGCTGTTAGGTTAGAGTTTCCGATGTTTTCTCTGATGCGCGAAATCGGTAGTCCACTCAGCATCAAGTCCACGACTTGTTTTGCTTTCATGCTGTAGGAACTGTCACTGTTTCTACGTTTGAAGGTCCTGCATTTTCATCGCCTGGAGCTTCTGCCGTTGGACCGAAATCGGACGGAGGTTGTGGCTTCGACTTGCGGCGACCTGTCGGTTGCGGCTGAGTGTCGAGTGGAAGTTCTTCCTGTGACGCAATCAGCTTGCGCATCTGGTCGCGAAGGTTCGAAAAGTAGTTGGCAAGCTTCCAAGGATCGACCGCATTCTGTGCGCAGGCAGCTTCAAGGACCTGAAGCACTTCGACGTTGATTGAACCTGGGATAGGATTGTCACGCCACGTCTGGAGGAAGGTGTGGATCTTGTCTGCGTACTCTTGATTCTTGATCGACTTATACTCTTCCTCCATGCCGACGAGTTGACGCTCGATGTTTCCGTACCACGCAACGATCGAGGTGCCTGAGTATGCCTCAAGCACTGAGATGAGATACGGGTGGTTAAAGTACCCGCAGGATTCGTAGTCGGTGTAGATGCGCATGAGATCAGCGACCAGTTTGTGGATTCTTTCCGTAGCGTCTTCCAGCAATGCCAAGCATGTCGATCACCTTGGCAGCGACCTTCTTGAGGTCCTCTTGCTCCATGTTGGAGAATAAGTTCCAGAAACCTGGGAGAGCATCTTCTTCATCAGCGTTCATCCACGTGACGAGAGTTTCCTCTGCGGTGTCTGGATCACCCTTGAGTTCGCTGTCAAGTCCCTGAGCTTCAAGCGTTGTGCAGACGTAGTTCGCGTCGTTGGTGAGAGTCTCGTCTGACTTTTCTTCGTGCATCGCTTTCTTCGGATCCTTTACAACTGGAACTGTCAGGTCTTTCTTCTTTCCGTCTGGAAGCTTTCCAGCATCGAGATCAGCGCCTATGCCGTCCTCTTTGTCATCAAGCTGGGCATCGTTGGCGTCCTTGAGAAGCTTCTCAAGGTCAGCGATCTTGTCGTCGTCAGACGGCGTAGGATCAGAAATGGAGATGAAACCGATCACAAAGTTAGGCTTCGCAGCCAGTGCATCCTGATCGTCATCTTTCAAGATAGGAACCCAACCGAGTTCGGCAAGAGCAAGAAGGCTGTCTGGGCTCTTGATCAAACCAACCAGCTCAGAGTAGTCTTTTGCGTTGTCAACACAGATCTCAGCAGTGTCATCGGGTTTCGCACAAACGTCTCCAGCGTAACCCAATGCCTTCAATGCTTTCTTGAGAGGTCCTGACTTGACTTCAAGGTTCTCGATCTCACTGAGCTTCTCGAAGAAGTCAGAGATTGACTCATCGCTAGTCGGTTTGAACGAATCTTCGAACAGGAATTTTAAGAGGTCCTTTGGCATAAGCTTTGTTTAACTATGGCGCAACCTCATCACGTGGTTCTTTGGCTGATCATGGTCATGACTATCGCCTTATAACAGAAAAAGTAAACAAAAACTTGTTCTACCCTGACAATGGCCAAAAGTATCTTAGACTATTTCCCGCTTGAGAAGATGCGACTTGGCCAAGAGAAGGCTCTTTTGTTCATCGAGAAGTCTGTGCGGGCTGGGTATCGCGACATCATCTTTCAAGGACCGACGGGTTGTGGAAAATCGCTAGTGTTATCAACGGTCTGTAACTGGGCCAAAGCGGAGGTGCCTGAATTGGAGGGTGTGGGCGGAGGTTTTTATCTTACGGCGCAGAAGTTGCTACAAAACCAACTCGAGGCTGACATCCCCCGTTTTCTACCTGGACTTGGTCACATGCGGTCGCTTAAGTCTTCGGTAGAGTATGAGTGCTCGACTAACGCTAATTGCGGATTTGGCTCGCTTAAGAAGTGTGGGTCGTCTTCATGCCCTTACAAACAAGCGAAAGCTGCATTTTTAAGCTCAACGATTGCCGTCACGAATTATGCGTACTTTTTCTCTGAAAGGCGTTACGTTGGAAAGCTAGAGAAACGGCAGGTGTTGGCACTAGATGAATGTCACGGCCTAGAGCGCAACATAATTTCGTTCGTCGACCTAAAAGTGTCAGAAGACATGCTTGAAAAGTTTGCGCCGACTTTATCGAAGTTTCCGCCAATGGGGAACCTGTTCGAACTGCTCGACTGGTTGGCTGAAGTCTACCTTAAGGAAACGGACGACCGACTCACTGTTTTGAGGATGCTGGCTGAGGGTCAGGGCAAAGATGATCTTGCCAGAGACGTGTGGGCACTTGACCAGCATATTAGTAAGATTAGACGCGCCATTGAAGACGCTCGCTCAAAACCAGACGACTGGGTGTTTTGGAAGGAGGAGACCAAGAGCGGAAAAGTTGAGTATATCGCTCGCCCGCTTTTTGCCGCACCTTTTAAGAAAGAGATGGTCGATGATGGCGCATCTTTACGCGTCTACGCATCTGCGTATCCAGGAGAGAAACAGATCTTCTGCCGGTCACTTGGACTCGACCCTGATCAGACTCCAATGTGCAGACTGGCCAGCGATTTCCCGGTTGAAAACAGGCCGATCATTGTGTTTGGGGTTGGTTCGATGTCACGGAGGTGCCAAGAGCAAACCATGCCAGCACTCCTACTCGCAGTCGAGAAGATCGTCAACAAGCACACGGACACCCGAGGCATCATCCACGGTCACTCCTATGACATCTGTGACAAAATCTATCGGCGCTTGAGCGTTGGTCCACACGCACACCGGTTGATCTTCCCGCGTAAAGCAACTGAGCGCGAGGACGCTTGTGCACTTCACTCGTCGATGCCGGGCGGGATCCTGATCACTCCGTCGATGACGGAAGGGTTTGACTTCAAGGACGACATGTGCCGTTGGCAAATTCTGCCAAAAATACCTTATGCAAGTTTGGGTGACGCGCAGGTCAAAGCGAAAGCAGAACGCGATCCATCCTGGTACAGTTGTGAAACGGTCAAGGCCATCATCCAAACCTGTGGTAGGTCAACCCGGAGTTCTACAGACCATTCGGTGACGTACATCCTTGACGACGATTTTTGGACTCTCTTTAGAAAGGCTGAATACATGTTCCCGAATTGGTTCAAAGACGCGATAAAGGATGGCAGAAATAAATGAAACCACTCGCGACAAAGAGGGAGATGACAGGTTACGCTGGTTGTCGAAAGTCGAAAGACACTCCTCACCGGCGCCGTTACGCCGTGACAAGAAATCTTCAAGACAACTTGCCAGAAAAGAGATCTCATGCACATTGACTCATTGATTCCTGAAAAAGTCTACTCTGTTATCAAGAGTTGGCCGGACAGAGAAGTTATGTTCGCATCAGGAGAAAATCTAATGCTCAACTGGGCAACGTTGACAAACGTGCAAAAGTTCGCGACGTTGTGGTCTGGAGACCAGAGGAGCTCAGGCTATATCCAGGTGACTTGCACGCACGAGCACTATATCTTAGTTCGTCCAACCGACGTTTTCTTCAAAAGAAGTCAAACCCTCAAACTTTTCCGCCGTTACCTCGACATTGCGCCTGTCATTGTATGTCTAAATCAATAAAAAAGACCGTCACGCATATCCAACGCCTCATCAACGAATGCTGGGATGCACAGGCGTTACTCAGCGATGATGATCCTGATTACATTGCTCTTGACAACCAAATTAAGGCGTACCAAGACGTTCACGTCTTTCTGACTGATGGTGAGTTTGATGGGGAGTTCTCTCCTGATGAGTCGGAGTCTGGACTAGAGCCTGGCGAGGTTCTTGTTAAGCATGAAGACGCTGACGAAGACGACGAAGATGACGAGGATTGAAAATGCGCCGAGAGTGACGTTCTCGTGCGCTTCTCAAAAAGATCATAACAAGGTCACTGTAAGCCTGTTTGAGCTGGCGCGCGCCGTAGGAGGGATGGACAGGCCAGACAAAGGAGACCGTTTTATCATAGAGCTTGTCAGCTCTAGAAGCAGGACTCCTGTCGCTGTCGTTTTTACGGCAAATCGTAATGACACGGCAGCTACCAACGGTTGGCCTCACCGATTCATCATGCCGCGAGTTGGAGATCCTGTCTACATTCGCGTTGAAAGAGTTCAGTCGCTGCCAACCAGCGCCCTAACGGAGTCGCCTGACCTGTGAGCAAAAAAGTTCCACGACAACAGGTCATCATCGAGCTCTCAAACGGACGGAAAGGCGTCTTCGAAGGAGTCGCCATCTGCTGGCCAGATGACGTTCACGAGTTGCTCATCACCAACGTGATTTTTCAAGTTCCGACGATGTCGAACCCGAAGAATGTGACACCAGCTCCTGCTGCTAAGTAGCCCGGTTATCCCTAGTCGGTGTCAAATGGCGCAAACTCTTGGGCCGCTTTTATCTCCGCTTCAAGCTTTGCAATCTCAGCTTCCGCCTTGTCTCTTTTCTGCGTGTCGAGTTGCATGTTTGAAACAGGAGAAGGTAACGCTCCAGAGTACTTTGCGAGAACCTCGCCGTAAGTCTGTCTCGCTTTCTCGGTTGCGTACCGCTTGACCCAATCAGCGCCGTAAAAAGGTAGCTTGCTCAGAGTGTGGGCGCAGTAGATTGTGAGTCCACAGTGGTAGCGGGACACCGGGTTATGGATGTAGAGGCACTGGCGGGCGTCATCGTATAGCCAGTCAGGTCTTACTGACGTGACTCTCATCCATGTCTTTCTCCAGCGGAGAAAAGTGTCATACTCATCCATGCCAGTCCGCATCATGGGAGCTGGGAATATCAAATTGTCGAAGTATGCTTGCGCAATAGGATTCGGTTCGACGAAACTTACGTCGACAATTCCTAGACCAGGAGCTCCGTTGAGGCCGAGGTCAACCCCTTTCAAGTACTCATTGACGTTGCTCGTTAATTTGAGCGCCTGGTAGCGGATCAGTGGGCGCCAAATCGAGTAGAAGTTAAGTGCATCCTGTATCGCGTCAAGGCATTGCTGCTTTGTCAACTCGACTTCCCAAGTTGGGCTGCCCAGCCTACGAAGGATGTAATTGGTCAGCTGGTCTTCGTTAAAACCAACCGCTGGCAGGGTGTCTGGAGATGGCGTGATGTCAGCCAAGTTTTTATCCTCCAAATAAGGGGTTAAATTCCTGTTTCATCGACCGGCCATCCAAGTCTCCACAGGCTGACACGGCCAATCTAGCCGCGTTTTCCAACATAGGAAATAGTTTTAGGTTCATCGCCGCGTTGAAGTCACGGTCGTGGCGCGTTCCACAGGAGCAAGTCCAGTCTCGGTCAGCCAACGTCAGCGCATGATTAACTTTTCCGCATGCATGGCAGCGTTTTGACGATGGGAAGAAACGGTCAGCGACGATAACTTCCTTCGAAGTTCCTTTGAATTTCAATTCCAAAGTCGTCCTAAAAAGTCTCCACGCCGAATCATAAACCGACCTCGCCAAGTTTCCGAACTGAGCTATTCCTTCAACGTTCAAGTCTTCAATGACGACCCTATTAAAATTGTCAAACAAGTACTTAACGAGTTTGTCGATGAACGTCTTGCGTTTATTTGCTATCGACGCATAACAGCGTGACAACCGAATTCTCGCATCCCGCCCGTTGGCAGAATCTTTTGTTTTTCGTGCCAAGTTTTGGTTCAACCGTTTCAATTTCTTCAACGAATTCTTGAGGAAACGCGGATGCTCGACCTTCATCCCGTTAGACAAGGTTGCAAACGTCGTCAAACCCAAATCTACGCCGACGGAATCGCTTTGTTTATCGGCAATTTCAGCGGGTTTATCTTCGAGTTTAACAGTCACGACGCCGTACCATCTGTCGGCTATCCTCTTGATTACTAACGAATAAATTGAAACGTTTTCTTTGAAACGAAACTCTTCAGCGCACTTGACCCAACCGATTTTAGTGACGAGCAGTTTCTTTGATTCGAACTTGACAAAGGCTCCTTCAATCATGAAGCTGTCCTGACACTTTCCCTTCTTTTTGAAGGTAGGGTAACCTGCTTTCTTCTTGAAAAAATTATGGAAGGCCGTTCCCAAATTTAGAAGTGCGTTCATCGGGGCGCGGGAAGTGACCGAATTGGCCCACGCCAATTCGGTTTTCTTCAACGCGTTGAACTCTCGCCGTAGACTAAATTTGTCTACTTTCTCTCCTTTTCCGTAGAGCTCAGTCCACCTGGCCAACCCCCAGTTGTAGGCAAATCTGGCCGCTCCGCAAGATTGCACAAATTGACTCTCTTGTTCTGGAGTCGGATAGAGCCGAATTTTGTGGGAGAGATGCATTTATGTGTGCCGTTGACCATGCCTTAAAGAACTTGGCAGTTATTCCACTAATGTAAACAATTTTTAGCTGATTATCTTTTCAACGGCGTCACCGACTTCGTCCAGACTGATAGCTCCGATAACGGCGCAAGTAGTCCTAGCCTCCTGAGTCGGAGGACAGTACGGCGGGAATGCGTGCGTGGAAATGAAGCAGGGCGAGAATTGGCAGGCATTCTGGTGCCAGATCGGGACGTGATTTTTGTAATACTTTACTCGAGAAGACGGAGGAAGCGAACCCCACATTCCCACCATAGGAGTTCCCATCGTACCGGCAACATGGACGACCAAACTGTCAGGACCTACACAAACGTCTGCTACAGCGATTGTGGCCCACAACACGCGCAGACTTTCGAACGATAGAATCCTCACGTTTCGGTGTCCCAACGCTTTGGCTTTTTCAACAAGCTCGGTGGAGACAAACGTGTCGTAGATAGCAATCCAAGCAACGTCTGGGAATCGTGTCGCAAGAGCACTCAACGTGGAGATTGACTGGTCTATTCCAAGTGACCTGATAGGGCTAGTTGACGCAAGCTGGTAGATTCCAAGTTTTGAAACTCCTCCTCTTACACGTTCAGCTTGTTGAAGTTCTCCAGGTGTGAAGACAGGGGTTACGCATTTGAGAGCGGGGTCGATCGTTGTCGGGTCGATTCCAAACTTTTTAAGTTGGACGTCGACTGGATGAAGTTGATCTGGGTGTTCATCAAAGTTGACGACAGCCTCCATGAACGCCATATTTTTCCACATCTCTAACTGTCCTTGACTGATTGGAGATGGCACGATCGACTTCACCCATGGAAAATGCCACCAGCAAGACTCTAGACCAAGTTCAGCCATGACATGAACCTCAAATCCTAATCTATGCAAGATGTTGGCGACTGGCCAAGATGTTATCTGGTCTCCAAATCCTCCAGACCCGTTGAAGTAAAGGATTGGTTCGCCCTTTCTTACCGCCGCTATGTTGAAATTAGGCATCCTCCAGTCATAGACAGTTACCTTGAAAATGTTCTTCTTAACGTCCTGATACAGGTTCTTGAAGTTCGCGTTTGAGATGACGTACGGAGTGTTCGCCTGGAAGTTGACCACTTGTTGTCCTGTTGACCTTTGCACCGATATGGTCATCGGTTCTACGAAGCTCACGAGTTGCACAAGTTATTTCCTCTCAGTGTAACCCGCCAATAATTCTTTACCACGACGTGTGAATTTGAACTCGATTCCCGACTCTTCTGCTGCGCTAACATCATGCTCTGACAAGATCTGGCGTCCTGATCTGTCATGCATTTTAACATAAGATGCGTGCCTAAGCGCTTCGACAGCCATCCTGTGATTCATTTTACTAGGATTGGACAAGGTCTTTAGAAGATCTAGCGCGCGCACAAAACTTAGAACGTAGTTATGTCACCATGGAAATCAAGAAAGCTTCACAGGACACATTTGACGTCTATACCGCAAAACTGTCCTATCTTGAGCTCAAAACACTTGCTGACGCTCTGCGCGCCGGTGGAGAAGGCGCTGTCGCTGACGAACTTAGGCGCTCGTTTGAATGGCACGTCGATCGTCTTCCTGGTCCTGGCGAAGACAGCAAGAAGAAAAAAGATGAAGATGCCCGTGGTTCAGACGACGAGATCGATAAAAAAATCGATGACGCTGATCCTGAAGCTGACATTTCTCCGGAAATCAAACCGGAAGTCGATGACATGCTCCCGCCTCCTCCTGCGGAGTGAGCTTGGAGCCAAGTCAGCTATTTAGCTGATGTCAGAAGCAATTTTCACAACTCGCCAGGCAGAACCGCCTAAAACGCCTCAGCAGTATTCAGGTGGTCCTACGGCGAATAGGCCAGCGAACGCGGAGTTGTGGCTTCATTACTTTGACACGGACCTAGGTTACACCGTCGTCTGGGATGGGTCTCGATGGAGAACAGGAGCAGTCGGTCCCACTGGAGCAACTGGAGCGCAAGGTGCCGCAGGAACAAACGGAGGAATGGCCCCTGACTCTGCTCAGCCTCCTGCGAACAGGTACTCTCTCACAGCATTAGGCGGCAATTCAGCGTCAATTCCGGTAACGCTGTCGGCAGGAACATGGCAGCTGTCTGTTACCCACTACGTTCACAGGAACGATGGAGGAAATTTTGAAATTCAATGTGTGCAGTATGCTGATCTTGTTGGAGTTGCATCGACATATCCTCCGTCGACTCACCTGAAACGCACAGGAGGGAGTGGATTCGGTCGTGACGTTTATGCCGTTGGAGTCAATGTCGCCAGTGGTACCGTATCGTCCCAGAGGACAACGACGCTAAACATAAACACAGCAACATGGATAAATGGAACAGGAACTGTGATAAGTTGTACAGCAGTCTGTCAGAAAATTTCTTAACGTAATTTAACCATGGCCACAAATCAAGCTAACGTTGCACTTCTCACGCAGGATCCTGGGCTCGTGCCGCAGGTTGTGACTATTTTGGCAGGAGGAGGCCCCACATCTCAGCGTCCTATAAACCCAGCTACGTGGTTCAACTACTATGACACTGACCTTGGACGAGACGTTATTTGGAACGGTTCTATTTGGATCGTGTCGCAGAATGGCCCTGTTGGAGCAACAGGAGCAACGGGTGCGACAGGAGCAACGGGTGCGACAGGAGCTCCTAGGCCAGCGCTTATCCCGAACAGCTATTCGATCTCATCAGCTGGAGGAGTTGCTGCGTCACTGTCAGTAGTGTTGACACCAGGGACATGGCAGCTGTCTGTCACCACCTATATTCATGTTAACGACGGCGGCAACTTTGATATTACAGGGACGCAGACCGCTGTGTTAGATGGCATTGGCACAGTAGAAGGCACAGCTCACCTTAAAAGGTCAGGCGGATCTGGATTTGGGCGCGATGTCCACGGCGTCGGAGCTGGTGCCAACAACTACTCTGTAGGATCTCAGGTTACGGTAACCATGTCCATAACAGCGGTGAGCTGGTCAGGCGGTCTAGGAACTTCAACAGGATGTACCGCCGTGTGTCAAAATGTTTCGTGACCTTTATTCAGGCCATAGCTTTTGTCCACTGACTGTGATTTGTACCTGTGACTGCGGCAAAGAGTTGTTTGTGACGGTGAATGAAGCCCCGTCGAGAGACACAACTTCAACCGCCGGCATGACGCTTCCGTTCAACGCGATTGTGCCATGGTTAGAGACATGAATATCAACGTCGTCGGTTGTCCAATTTTGGCTGAGACCGTCTGACACTGTCGGAAGATTGATCGTCAAAAGACCACGAAACATGGCGCGTTTTGTCGACCTGATGTGGCTAATTCCGTTAAAACCAAAACCAGGAGGGCCTCCATTTACGGACGACTCTATCCACGGCATCTGAGAAGTGTTTGACCCGCTCGGGATCGTGCCATACAGCCCGATGGCTGAAGTCGATAAAAACCCAGATCCAGTAATTGTGGACGTTGAGCCGACACAGCGAGAATAAGCAGCCCCCACGATTGGCCCAAACAACGGTGACCAACCATCGGTTGGTGGAGGAGTGTTTGTGCCTATATTCGTTGTAGAAAAATAGGAAAACCTGTTGATGCCTACGTCGTAGTACACGACTTCATAGGGTCCATACGTAAAGTCACTCTGGTAACTTCCAGCTCCTGTGAATCCAATGCCTGGGTCGCCCTGTCCGCCGTTTGAACCGTTCATTCCGGCGTTGCCTTGGTCGCCCTTATCGCCTCGTGATCCCTGTGGTCCTACCGTTCCTTGTGCTCCAATAGACGAAACAAGATCCCACGTAGATGAACCTGTCAACGGGTCACCTGGAGGCTGAACGTTAACGTTTGGAACCTTTGCAAACCAAGATGATCCCATCCACTCGGTCATGTCACGTGCAGAGAAGTTGCTTCCTGCATCCCATGGACCTCTCCATGATGCGCCAAGAGGACCGGAAGAACCTGGAGATCCTGGATTTCCCTGGTCTCCTTTGTCTCCTTTATCGCCTTTGTCTCCCTTTGGACCAACAGCTCCAGGTCCAATAATTCCTCCTGACTGTGCTGCAACTGGGCGCATCGTTAACGCGATTGATGCCGTGCACGTCGCCGTCCTTGAGCTGACGTTTGTGACTTGAACAACAAACTCGCCGGTTCCGTAGAATGACGTGCCTGATACAAACTCCGACAGAGTCACAACCGCCTCTGTGCTAAATGCAGTCGATCCAAACAAGTTGCTGTTGTATCCGATCGTCAGCTTAATCGACGACGCAGGAACCGACGACACGACAGCGTTCAGCACTCGCGCTTCAAAACCTGGAGGAATCCTAAAATTGGTGAGGACCTGAACCGCTCCCGCCGGCAGCGTCGTCGCTACAGTAGGAAGGTTGATAAACTGGTCCTTGTTGTTGACGGCCTCAATCAGCTCATTTACCTTCATTGACAGAAGGACGTCTCGGTACGCAAGTTGGCGCGTTGACTTAGACAGCGCATCGCCAGTTATTGCGTCGGCTATCGATGAAACGTGGCGCACGTCACCTCCAGCGAAGTCTTCTGCGGCCGACTGCGGAATGGAGATTGGTTGGATGAGTACGATCCCAGAAGACATATTTCTAATTACTTGTACCGTTAATCAAGTTTCCACCCGAGAGTTTTCGACTGAAGAAATGCCTTGAACAGCCTGAACTTGAACTTTATCCTAGACCCTAGAAAATAAGTCCTCTCTTGGTGGATGACCTTGTTTCCCTGCCTCTTAAAATGCATTTGAACAGGACGAGGCTCCAACCTCACAGGAACGATAGCCCCGATCTTTCCTAGTTGGATCTTTGATCCAGCGCAGATTCCGTCTTCAAGTGTCTGCATGACAGCATCAAACGCGGATGACGCCTGAGCATATGTTAGGCCACGATTTTTTACGATGTTCCTGATAAAATCGGCTCGCTTGACAACGGTCTGGTTCATGTTTTTATTATCGTGGTTGCGATTTGAAAATCGCGCTGGTCCAGGTTGGATACCAACTGAATTTTAACCGCTACTTCCTTAGAACTCAAGCCCTGTACGTCTACAGAAACAACGTTTACTCTCGGTTCAAAGGCTGAAAATGCACGTCTTATCTCTTGTAACACCGCGTCCCTGAGAGACGGGTCAGATTGATTAAAAACCATCCGTCTGATATTTGTTCCATATCCAGGATTCATCAGCATCTCTCCTGCCGACGTGGTGAGAAGAAGTTTAGCGGATGACTCAAGAAGCACGCTGTCTTGACTCATGTGCCACTTCCAATCGTCAGTGTTAGGATAACTCTCACGCGGTAGAATCGGCCCATAGATTATTGGCTGGACTCCAGCATCTGTGCCTCTGATAATCTGTGTCTGCGTGCCTGCGACTTCAACGTCAAACGTCTTCACCATCGTGTCTGAAATAGGAAGCTGGTAGTTTTTTGCTCTTATGCGTATGGTGTAGGATCCGGGTCCGTACGCATGAGACAGCGATATAACGTATGGCGAGACTTGATTGTCGATTACATGCTCAGCTGATCCATCTCCCCAGTGTACAGACAGACCAACAAGCTTAGTTGGGATGAAAGGACGAGAGTCGGTAACCGTGGCTTGAACAGACGCGATTCCCTGTTTACCAGTGGAGACTGTCTTTATTGACAGGTTGAGAGAGGCGTCTAGAGAAACGTAGCTCATTTTGTGTAGTCAAATCGGCGGTATCCAGGCCCTTGAGCGCTTTCTGCGATGCCGTCTCTGTCGACGGGTCCGAACGACGAAACGATCGAGTCACCCGGTTTGATTATTTTATTGACGTCTCTGACGATGCTCTCGACCATCACGCGTGTCTTCTTTGCCTTTTTCAACTCTCCATGGGAGAGCTCCTTGAGCTCCTTGATGAGCCAGTCAGCACGGGTGTTTCCACCCAGTTTTTCTTGGACCTCAAGGAGAGCTTTTGCCGTGGTGACAGATTTTCCTTGTGTTCCTTCTTGTTGGATCTGGTCAGGAAGAGCCGTGATGAATGTGTTGATCAAGTCATCTGGCAGATGCATGTATTTCTTGAAGATAACCTCAACCCATGCTTCGCGCGGAAGATTGTACGCCTTCATGACGTCGGCAAGCTCGTTCAAAGTCTCGGCTTGAGACTTGAGCATCTCCATCCTTATCTGTTCGTCTAGCGATCCGATCTCTGACATCTTCGCCTTAATTGTTAACTGAGACACATTATGCCCTTTAAGGATCGCATGGAAATTGCCTAGCCACTCGTACCCAGTGACAATTGGGCGGCGCAGAGCCTTGATCTTTCGCAGAAACCTTATGTCCTGGGCAAGCAAAGCTTTTCCGCTCACCGCCTTGCTCTCTCCTTCTCCCTTTAGGCCAAGCCACTCTTTTGGCATTCCTATGACAGAGAAGAATAGATTGGTGAGAAGTTCAACGTCGTAGATGTCAGGGACAGATGGTGTACCCGCCAGTTTTTCTATCGCGTGGTTGAACCCTTTTGGACGCGCGACCCACAAGACAGAGTCAAGTCCGAGCGCGTTGTAGAAACTTGAAAAGTCAGTCGGGTCAGATGAACCAGATCCGGACTTTCCTTGACCGAACGACATCTTCGACCGAAACGCTTGTTTCCAGCGCTGCATGGTTTTCATCTGCTCGGTAGGAGGCTGCTCACCGACGTCCACGTTCACAACGTACCGGTCAGGTTGCACCTGAGCGCGGTGCACAACCATCTGGTCAAGAGCGATTCTCATCTTTCTGTAGATTCCCTGTGCCTCGTCAAAAATCGGCTCACCGTGCTCTGACTCACGGTAGCGGTACATCCTTCGAAAATGAACAAAATCCCACGGGTACCAGAGTTTTTCCGTTGAAGAATTTCCTGACCCGACGTCGACCCTCTGGATTTTCTCGTCCTGATTGAGAAGCCAGAAGTTATCTTTATCAGCCGGAAGCTGCTTGTCCCAACGAAAGCCGATACATTGGCGATTCTTCTGAAGCCAATAGCGGCGCACCTCTTGAGGATCGACAAAGCTGAGGCCGGTCACACCGTCTCCGCGCGAGTACTCCAGCTTCTCAAACGCATTTCCAAGTGCTGACAGGAACCAGAACTGAGACGGGATTATCTCCTCCACGTTCAAAAGGCCAAGCATTCCGTTGAGGTCTTCTTCAACCTTTCGGTCTTCGCATTCATACCAGATGCTTCCTGGTTTTGAGTCGTCTCTTTGAATCGCCTCATCGACAACTTGAACAAGGGCAGCAGCCACGAGCTCCCATGAGGCCATTTCTCTCCAAGTCTGGAGCATAGCCGTATAGGTCGTCGGCCGAACCATTGACAGATTGTAGGAGTTCCATATCTCAGAGTTTGTAACCTGGCCAAGGTTTACAAACTGTTGAATTTCAACATCCGTTGATGGATCCTTGATCCTAGGAGCGATAGAAGAGCTGGGCAACGGAGAACCGGTCAAGCCCATTGCTTTGAGAACTCCACCTGCGATAGATTTTGATGCGGGCATTTTGTTGTTTACAAATTAAGATTCCAGTTCATAGTGCCTGTATACAGAATGCGTTCTAGTCTAAATCCAAATGGCAAAGAAACCTCGTGAAAATAAAACAGGCGTGTACATTTTTCGTCTTCCGACGAGCTCTGACGCAACATTGATCAAAGACTTTGAGTCTGTGCCGATTGTCGGCATAACGTCCGTGAACCTATTCGCGCGCAAGATCATCATGGACTACTTATCAGGCCGGTTAGCTTACCTGGAACCGGCGTCTAAACTGGACAATCCACTGCTCAAAAGGGCAGAATCGAGCATTGCTCATCAGCAAGGTTAACGCGGAACCTCACCTCTGAGTGAAGATAGCTTGGACTTTCGTGGTCCTTAGTGCTGAAAGGACAGGCGCATTCTGCGCTATTTTCTGTCACTCGGAGGACTCTCAGTCCTCTTACCGGAGGATCTTCTTGGAGACTTGACAGAAATAGTCTCACTTCTGCGCTCTTCTGAAGCTTAAGTTCGACTATCTCTGCCAACGGGTGGATAGATGACGCAGGTTCGATGAATGAACCTATTAGGCGCTCTACTGTCTTGCTCACAACTCCTCCAGATACCTTTTGTCAGGTGTAAAACGAAAACCTGTGAAGAGATGGTGGTTTTCTCCACGGTAGCTGACAGGTTCGACTCCTGGAACTCCGATCAATGCTATGATCTTCGGCACGATTTCTGCGGGTATCTCGTTGAAGGTTAGCTCGATCGTTGTTCCAACAACCTTTGCGTCATGCATGTAGACAGTCAAAGATGCCGATGAGTAGATCCTCATCAACAGGCGGTCAAGAAAGCTCTCAAGCTGGCGCTCCTCCCCGGTCTCACTTTTTTGGTGACGGAGTAGAAGCTGGATGATCTTGTCTTGTTCAGGCTGCAAGTTTTTATCCTCCAATTAAGGGGTTAAATTCCTGCTTCGTCGACCGGCCGTCCAAGTCTCCACAGGCTGACACGGCCAATCTAGCCGCGGTTTCCAACATAGGAAATAGTTTTAGGTTCATGGCTGCGTTGAAATCACGATCATGATACGTACCGCAAGAACAAGTCCAGTTTCGTTCTAATTCCAACGCATGGTTGATTTTTCCGCAAGCATGGCAACGTTTTGACGATGGAAAGAAACGGTCGGCGACGACCGGACGGCCAGCTTGTTTCTTAGAGAAACGCGTAAACGCGTCACCTAGCTGGAGTAGCGAATTCATCGGGGCGCGCGAGGTAACTTCTCTTGCCCACGCGAACTCAGTTTTCTTCAACGCGTTAAATTCTCGACGGAGACTGAACTTGTCGACTTTCTCTCCTTTTGCGTAGAGTTCGGTCCACCTAGCCAAGCCCCAGTTGTAGGCAAATCTGGCCGCTCCGCAAGATTGCACGAACGATCTCTCTTGTTCTGGAGTCGGGTAGAGTCTTATTTTGTGGGCGCGATAGGACATGCTATCGGCACGCCAGAGCTACGGATACGAGGTAGCGAAGCCAGCCGATTCCACTGGACGGAGACGGTCTAACTCCAAGACAGTTTGGAGGAATCTCGACCACGATAAGCTGTCGGTGGTCAGACCAGAGGTCGTATGTAAAATGCCGCATGAAATAGATGGAGCGCTGCACTTGTGTAAAGAACGGCAGCGCGTTTTCATCCCCAGAAACCTTGAAATCCAATTTGAAGGTTCTCGATGACTATGGAACAAATTGTCAGCACTCAAAGTGCGGTCGGCCGCATCATATGCGTAATTTACATCGACTGTGAGGTTTTAGACGGAGGAAAGCTTCCTGCCAAAGCGCATGACACCGACGCGGGCTTTGACCTGTTTGCCACAAACGATATGCATTTAGCGCCTGGGAGCGTTGCAAAACACCCGCTCAACATCAAGTTGTCCCTCCCAGAAGGGACATACATGGAGATCTGTACCAAGTCTGGACTTGGTAGCAAAGGCATGCTTGTTTTTGCAGGTATTGTAGACCAGGACTACCGGGGAATTCCGCATGTGATTTGTACGATGTTAACCCCAGGCGTCATACAAATAGACGCAGGAATGAAGATCGCGCAGGGCATCATCCATCCGCATGGACCATACTACGTCATGCGCCAGGTAACAAAAATCGACGAAAACACGAGTCGTGGCGCAGGCGGTTTTGGAAGCTCTGGCTCATGAAGCTTCTGCTTTACACTGACCTGCAGGCAACGGAGGGAAGTGAGCGGTGTCGCCACGATCCTAGCCTTCCTCTTCAGCGCTATCGAGTCAAGAAATGCTACGATGATCTGTTAAGGATTGCCGAAGACCACGAGTGCACTCATCTGTGCGACCTCGGGGACACTACCGATGACCGCACGTTCATCTATAGGGCCACATTGGACGTGGTCACAGATGGATTGTCAACTCTGACAAAGAAGTGCCCAGGATTCATTAAGTTGACCGGTAACCACGAGCAGCTTTTGAAGGACGGACGAATCTCTGCCGACGGACTATTTAAGCCGTACTTCTCGCATGTTGGAAGCGGAACCGTAAAAAGAGGAAAGTGCGCGTTCGTTTATGCGTCTTTTGTCGAAGACTACGCCGCGCTTAATGCTCGTCTAACCGACATGGCCGCCGCGCTTAGAAAAAATGATCCTAGCTCAAAACTTGTGCTGTTCGCGCATGGAGATGTGAAAGGAGCGCGATACGCTTCTGGAGAGTCTTGCAGCGATGGAATCAGTCTTGTGACACTCGACCTGTTCGACGCATCTTTTCTTGGACATGTTCACGTCCACCAGTGCCTCATAAAAGGTAAGTCGTGGTTTATCGGATCCCCGTTCCAACAGGACTTTGGCGAGGCTAACCAGCCTAAGCAGGTGGCTATTTTCGACACAGACACGCTGTCTGTTGATTTCATTCCGATGACGGCATTTCCAGAGTACAGGACGCTTTCATTCAAGGACTTTTTAGAGACAGCAAAGCCGACAGAAGAGCACCGGTATTGGGTCCAGATCTCTTCGATAGAAGAAACAGAACAATTCTACGCTCACCCACTGTCGGAACTGGGAGAGGCGAAGTTGACTTACAGTGAGAAAAGGAAGCCGGTTGAAGGAAGCTCTGGAGAGTTTGTGGAAGACCCGAAGAAACTTTTAGAGAGATTCGTAAGAGAGCGTCCTCTAGTAGGTCTTCCAGAAGAGTTGTCACATAGTGAGATCGTGGATTTGGCAATGAGCTTTGTCTGGGAAGATTGAACTGCTGTTACGCTGGGGATGTTGAGAAGTTGTTTGCTACCTTAATCGTTCGTTAATCAAACAATAACTCAACCCTCCTCTCATGAGCAATCAAGCCTCCACAATCCCGTTTGGCACAGACGCCACAACGCTCGCTGGTTACGCAGTGCGTGACAATGGACGTCTCGGCAACATCGACCTGATGGTCGAAAATACAGGCGCAAACAGCCTGTATTTCGTCGTCAAGGAACAGACAAACCCATCTGGCGCCTTCGTGGCCGTCAGCACACCGATCACCGTCGTGCCGAAAGGCCTGAAGACCGTGTCGCTCAATCTTCTCTCCAAGAAGGTCGGCTTCTTCGGCTCTGGCAACACCACTGCCAACATCCAGCTCACACAGCGCAATCCGTCCAACCTCTCCGGTGCCCAATGGGACATCGTGGTCACGGGTCGTCGCGGCTGGGGTTACGATGCAGGTCTGTCCGCCGGTGACAAAGCGCCGAACTACGGCAACCCTGACACGCTGGTTTAACCTGCTGGTCTTGCTAAGCTTCAATGGCGCCCTTGAGGCGCCATTTTTGTTCTTAAACGTGTGCCATTCAACAAAACGTGTCCGGAATGTGGGATTTCGTTTTCCAGCCGTGTGTCTAAAACCGTCTATTGCTGCAAAAGGTGCGGAAGCGCAGCATCAGGGCGCAGAAAGATGGCGCTGGATTATTCGCCAAGACGCTGCGCTTGCTGTGGAAACACATTCGTAAATCCGTCATCCACGAGCCGCTTTTGTAGCCATAAATGCGCCGATACTACTAGAGAGTGTAGAATAAATGCTCCTTGGACGCGAATTGTAAAATCCATTAACCATCGCCGGCGCAAGGAAAAATTCGAGATCAACGTTACTGAGCCTCATGTCCGTGACGCGATGGTGTCACAAAAGTATGCGTGTCCGTTCACCGGTTGGGAATTTTGCCTTGACTCTTCCTCAGACAATCCTCTGCGCCGCCCCAGCCCAGATCGAATCGATAACAGTGTCGGTTACGTGGTTGGAAACGTAAGGTTTGTCACTCAGATGGCCAACTACGGGAGGCGCCTATTCAAGGATGACGATCTGATCGCGATGTGCCGTGCAGTCATTGATAAAACACTTCCATGTCCGTACGAAGTTCAGCATCTTAGCTCAAACTTCATGCGCAGAGTGCGGTCTACGTGGACGTCACTTTCTAGAGAATACCTTGAAGAGTTATGGAAACTCCAAAACTATCGGTGCGCTTTAACCGGATGGAAGATCTCGTTTGATCAAAACTCGCCATGCCAAGTACTAGCGTCATTAGACAGGATCGATTCTACTCGCCCGTACAGTGTAGGAAACGTTCAGTTTGTCTCATATATCGTTAACTGTGCTAAAAATAGATTTACTCTTGGCCAATTCAATGAGTTCTGTGCAGCGGTCAACCACAATACTTCTGGCAGACGCATATCTCCCACTTATTGCAGGCGAGAGTACCACTCTAACCCGTTTGTCTATTTCACAAGTCTTCCGTCGATTAGAGGGACAGACGTGACAGTTGATGGGATTGAAAACATGTGGAAACTTCAGCTTGGAAGATGCGCTTCTACAGGACTAAAATTAGAGCTTCCGGCATGCTCTAACGACTATTCTTCTATAAAACGCTCTGCGCGCGCGTCTATTCGACGGATCGACCCGTCAAAACCATTCGCTAACTCAAACATCAAGTTTGTGTCCGTAGCGCAATAAAATGATTCCGCACGGCAAAAATAAAACCGTTCATCTCGTGGTTGGACCTCCTGGCTCCGGTAAAAGCTGGGTATGCCGCCAGCTTCCGCACGTTTGCCATCTAGACACCGACAAAATACCGAGGTGTGAACTTGAAGCGCGTCTCATCGACGCAACGCATCAGAGGTTGCCGATAGTAATGGACTTGACGATCAAAGTGTCTACCACTTTGAAAAAATATCAAGAACTAACCTGGATACTTTATGTTATCGTAGAAGATCGATCTGTTGTGGTGGAACGTCTTCTATCTCGCGGAGGAAAAGTTACTCAAACGCTTGACAACCGTATTCGTCGCATGCAGAGCTTCGTAAAGCGTGCAAAGGCGCACGGCACGTCACGTTTTATCCTAGAAGAGATAAAACGTGACACGATTTATCCTGCGGCTTAGACTTTCTTACCGTGGAGGTAAGTCTTTGGAAGGTAGAAGAAAGTCTTCATGCCAATGCGGATTCCTGTGGCGCGCGTGCGATCGATATAGACCTCGTCTCCGATTTCAATCGACTGGACCAGTGGGTCGTCGGAGTTTTTTACTGTGGCTCCAAGTTGAAGCACGCGGAATTCTGGAGGAGGAAGGGCAGAGTCTGGAAGATAAAGGTTTCCGATTTTTTGAATCCGTACCTCATCGAGGAGGATGAAATCACCAAGGATCTGGAACGAGTCGATTGTGACAATCTTGCTGGTGAGTTTTCCGATCGCATCTCCCTGGTGCATGAAGAGCACGGAAGTTTCGTTGATTAGGTGTGTGATTCCTGCTTCGAACATCGCGTTGACCTGGTAGACAATGATGTCGTCGATTTCAACTCCGGTAGTGATCTCTGCACCAGCCGCAATGACGATTCCTAGCTTGTGCTGCTGGTTGCTGTTGCTGGGCATGACCACGATTCCTTCGTACTGTTCGTCGGTCTTGACGATCGCGATACGAAGCTTGGTGGGCTTGATTGACTTGCGGAGGTTCTCGAGCTCTAGCTCAGGAGATGTTTGCATAGGTGAAAGAATCTGAATCTAACATTGTGCTGTAGTTAACGCATGAGGCGCAAACCAATTTCTCACTCTTTTGAAGAATGCCTAAGTTCTGCCCGTCGGTATGCTACAAGGTCTGAGTGGCAGCTGAGCAGTGAAAACTTCCTGTACGGGTATGCATCTAGAAGAGGATGGATAGACGGGTGCTGTGCTCACATGACCAAAGGACCAAGTTCAGTCGTTTTCTCCGTTTACGCCTACAAGTTTTCAGATAGGACAGCTTACGTTGGAATCTCAAGAAACCTGTCAGCTAGAGAAAAAGGGCACAAAAATTCAGGTCCTCTACGAGACAAGATAAAGAAGATGAAATTTGAGTATGAAGTCATAGAAAAAGGAGTGTCTGCACATGACGCAGGAACAAGAGAAACTTACTGGTGGGACGAGCTTAGCAAGTCGTTCAAGATGATAAACAGGAGAAAAAGTTGCGGAATCTTAGGACCTTTCCAAGAGGTACACAAGTATTCGTTTGACGACTGCCTTAAGTCAGCTCAAAATTTTTCAACAAAAGTTGACTGGTGGAGATCACAAGATGGTCATTTGTACGCCTACGCAAGAAGAAAAAATTGGATAGTTCTTTGCTGCGCGCACATGAAAACGCGACAGAGAAGTCAAACTGAGTGCTCTGACATTTCTAGGAACTACGGAAATCTCGCAGAGTTGAGATCGTCGAGAGACGCAAAAGTCTATACGTTTGCGTCTCGTCGAGGATGGAAACTAGAGTTCGGATGCCATTCGGTCTAGGTCATTAAGGGTTGAAAACGGTCTTCTCCTATCAAAACATCTCAACCCTTCGTCGACGTCATCGTTAATGTCGATTCCGTCCGGCATCTTGTCCGCGACAGTCACCTTGAGCAAGTTCGCGAGCTTTCCGCAGCTCTCCCAAGCTGATGCGATAGCATCTGGATCCATGTGAATGCACAGTTCTTCGACTCCGTTTGCAGTCAGAATCTTCGCTTGTTGTTCGGCACTAATCTTGTGTTTGAAGATGGCAATCGGGACAATGTCAGTATCATGTCCGAGCGCTCGTTCGAGGCTGAGCACGTTGAAAATGGACTCCACCACGATGGCGATTCTCCCTCGCTTGCGAAGCTTGTCGATGTTGTAGACCCAGTAACGCGATCCAAGTTTGATGTCTCTCCTGCTTGGAAACTGTTTTGTCGACGGTTTCTTTCCAGTGACAGGATCTATTTTTGGATCTGTGTACGTTCTGCCTTGGTAGTAAACCACCTTTCCCCACTCGTAAACCGGAAAAATACAGAATGGTTCCCAGTACGGTTCGTCTCTCGTGAACCCTGCTCCAGCTTCAATAAATGTCTCTAGATCAAGATTCTTTCGGATCGCCATTTTCTCGATCAACCTGGCATAACCGCAGTCTGGATCATCCTTTAGTGGAACGAATCCTTTTGGAAGTTGGACATCATTCACGTACGCGATCACGCTTCTCTTTGTGGCATAGATCGAGTCGAGATCTCCGAACAAGTCATCGATCTGTCTCGTCTCGTACAGGTCCATGTTGGACATGTCGAAGTCATAACCAAGACGCGCTGCCCACGGAACAAAATTACCAGCGTTACCACACTTCCAACAATTTGTCTTAAGCGTCTGAACGTTGACGCTTCTATTTCCAGACTCGTCTTTACACCCGGGAACAGGACACAGAAAGACGATCTCATTCGGCGTGCACCTCTGTGGAACTATCGTGAACGTTCCGTCGACAAGTGATCTAAGCCTTTGAGCACTCAGCTTCATGTGTTGACATCCTCCGATGAGGTTCTCGTTTCGATGAGTTCGGCCCTTGTGGTCTTACAAACTCTCCGCGAGCGTAGATTTCGGGCTGTCCGCCCGTAAAGAGACTTGAGGATGAAGGGCCATCCTTTTGATATTTTGCGCGGCAAGAATGTCACGATCATGAGTAGAACCGCAACTTTGGCACGTCCACGTCCTGTCTGACAAGGAAAGGGATCGGTTAATAACCCCGCACGAGCATAATTTGCTAGACGGTTCGAACCTCCCGATTTGAATAAACGGTTTTCCTGACCAGACTGACTTATATTTGCAGTACTTGACTAGTGTACTCCAACCCGCGTCCTGAATCGAACGCGCCAACCTGTGATTTTTAACCATATTACTAACCGCTAGATCTTCAAAAGCTAGGCCTTGGTTCTCGGCAACTAACTTATGAGAAAGTTTGTGGAGGAAATCATTCCTCTGATTTCCTACGTGGGAGTGAACGCAGGCTAGGCGATAACGGGCTCTGTCTCTCCTCTTGGACCCCCGTTTTCGGCGCGAGACAACTCGCTGGGCTCGCCGTATCTTCTTGATTGACTTGTTCAAGAACTTGGGGTTCGCGATCTTTTCTCCTGTTGACACAGTCGCTAGAGAGATAAGACCAAGATCGACTCCAACTATCCTGTCTGTGACGGGCTGCGTTTTTGGCAACTTGACGCCGTCATCAACCAGGACAGAAACGTACCATCTTCCGTCTGGATCACGTCTCACAGTGGCTGACTTAATCTGACCTGTCCATCGTCGCGGGTCGGAGGCGATTTCTATTTTTCCATGTTTAATAAGTGAAATAGTTCCTTTATCATGGTCAATCTTGACCCCCTGAAACACGGTGAACGATTGCTTTGCGCGGTGACGCGACTTGAACTTAGGAAACTTAGAGACCTTCCTAAAGAAAGCGTTATATGCTTTGTCAAGATTTGCAATTGCGCCAAGAAGACTCTGAGAGTTAGCTTCGCATAGCCACTCTTGGTTTTTCTTCTCATCGACAAGAAGCTTGCACAAATCAAACTGGCTCAACCTCTTCTTTTCTGCCATCCACGCTTTTGTCTTCGTCTCCAGAGCCCAGTTGTAAACCCAACGACAAGCACCGATGTTTTTCGACAGGTTTATCCGCTGATCATAGGTCGGATAGAGCCGGTATTTGAAGGAGCGAAGCATATAGTAAATACTGGCATAAAGACTACACATAATTTGCTAGGCTTTGGAATAGACCCGCAAGGGCCATAATGCATAGAAACGATAACCTCGTAGTTATGTCACCATGGAAATCAAGAAAGCTGCACAGGACACGTTTGACGTCAATGCGCTACGTTGAACGGCCTGAATTTCCTGTTGACCCTGTTGTCTTCGGTCTCAAAGACACTCAGACGGCATTGAAGATCTACGATGAGGCGGTACGAAAGCACTCGTCCAGAACTCCTCCGAATTTCTTCGAGGTAGATCGTTCCACAGAAAACCTTGACCCGTTGTGGAACACTCCGATCGGTGGACGCGTTCACGGTTTCAAACTATCCATACATCGGAGTAGGAGACATCGTATCTGGAAAGTTCCAGCGCGGACAAGGTGACAAGTGGGAAGGACTTTATCTCGTCAAACAAGTTTATCATACCATAGAAAGCTCAAAAGTGATAACACGGTACAGGATGACACGAGGCGAATATGCGTCACAAGACGGTGTTCCAGCTAAAGGAAAAAAGCTCAGCGGCTTAGCGGTCGACTCATCCGGGCTGACATCAGGAACATCAGGAGGGTTCCAGAATGACGCTGGAACAGTCGTTGAGGTCAAAGATCCCGGTCGAGCGTGAGTTCCGACTCTCTCCTGAGAACGGATTGCTTGACCAGGAACTCTACGGATTCGGCGTGCTTCGATGACACGCGGGTAAGAGCCTAACAGTTAACCGACCGAACCTGTCTCCTGGATTTACTATTGATTTTTTCATCAAACTAATTACTTCTCTTATTCAGAGAACAGTAATCAGTTTGATCAGACCTCGCTTCTATTAACGACGATCGGCACAATTGACTCAGTGATCAACGTGACCGTCAGCTTTAGAAACGAGTTCCCTTCGTGGTCAAGGT